TCTGGCTTTAAACCCAGCTGGTAGATTGGCTAAGGTCCCTGCATCGATCAGTTGTCTCAAAATCGAGGTAGAAGCTTTTGATAGACCTCCGATCATGTGCGAAAGACCTAAGCCATAGAAACCTAGTCCGGGTAAAAACTTGTATTGCACAAAATAATTGATTTTGTTTTTGTAAGGATCGCCTTCGACATAATTACGCCTGATAGAAAGCACCGTCTGAGACGACTCATCAATTGTCACAATGTAGGGAAGCTTCAGCCCGGTAGGTTTGCCGTCTTTGTCCACATCTTCAAAACCTGCTAGGTCTAGAATTGTATGCACTTCGTAAACAGTATGATCCCTATCCTCCGCATAAGAGGGACTCATACCCTCTATTTCATCTATTTCTTTTTGTACATCATCGTCGTCAGGATCATAAGAGCTAGATTTGATGTCTACATCTGCGTAAAAACCAGATAGCTGTTGTTTTTTGATTTCGTTCCGCGACATGTTAATCGCGTGTGTAACTCTTTCCGCGCTACTAATGTCCGACGCTTCGTATGGAACAATTAAGTCTTCGGGAGACACGAATTTGGATACTGCTCGATTCAATACGTTGTCGTAGTAAATCTTTTTGAAAGCAGAGCCAGCTAACGGCAGATAAAACAGCAACATGTCCAGCTCTGGATCGTAATCCTGCATCACATTCATAATGTAGAAGTTCATAAACTCCTGCACTCGATCTGCTTGCGCTTCTGTTTCTGCGGTTCTTTGACCAACAAGTTGTGTCTTTACCGGGCCTTTGGCGGGTAACATTTCTTTGTATGCTTGCGCCTGAAATTGTGTAACAGCCTCTGCAAGTATGGGGTGTATTACCCCACTAGATCCCTCAAACGGCTCTGATCTAGCTTCATCAAACTTCATGCCCAGATACTTTAGGCCGTCTACATAAGTTTTTTCCCACTCACTGCGCGATTCTTTGTCATGCCTAATGCTGGATAAAATGTCGCCAGATAAACTTTGCAGCTCACTGTCGTCTATAAACTCAACGAGGTTTGCATCGAAAGCTGCGGGGTCAGCTTGCGGCTCCTCTGCATCTATTTCATCACCTACGAGTATTTCTTCTTCGGTGACTAATATTTCTGCCGCTTCACGGATTTGATCTTGTCTGGTAGGCTCTGGAAAAACCTCAATCGCATTGCCTCCCACATTGATGTCTGGGTTATCTTGCGTGCCTAATTGTCGTTTTTCTATAGCCATAGTTTTTCAGTTTAACACTTCTTGCCGGTTTTAATAATAAACCATGCGTTTACGTGGTAGTAAATCTGCCTCCATTTGATAGTCTTCATCTAACGATACGAATCCGCCTTGTCTAAATCTCATCAACGCCATTGTAGCAGAGTCACAGTAGTCGTCATGATCGCCATATGGAAAAGATGCCATCTCTTCGATCACCTCATCCGCAAAATTATCTTCGGTGGCCCAAACCATACCTGATTCAAATATTGGCGCTACTGAGTTCATGCGCGCTATTTTGTCTTGGCCTCGACTGGGCGTATAAGATGTTACCGGAATACCCATACGTCTCAGCTCTTGAGTAAGCGGCGTGCCGCTTGCTTTTGCCTCGATTAAGATACAATCCGGCTCCCAATACTTGTACTCCTCCCACGCGAGCTTTTTAAGATCTGGAAAGTCAACACGCACACGCTTCGCATCAAGCAATATTATTTGGTCCGCTTCACCATCTGCTGGGCTAAATATTGCCCATGTAGTTATGGCTGAATAGTCTGCCGTTTCTTTTTTGCTAAATGCTGTATCGTAACTTTGTATCACGTAACTATATGCTGGCACCTCACCTTCCCAAGTATTCCACCACTCCCGCTTCACGATGGATCCCTCTTCAGCTGTAGGGTTCTGCAACCACTGTGAGTTCCATTTGGATATCGGCAAAGATGCTTTTACTGATAATAGTTCCTCTTTTTTCCAAAACTCTGGCCAAAGCGGTGTATCAGATTCCGGCATGATTGCAGGAAACTCGACAACCTCCCACTGGTCTGCATTTTCTTCGCCTTGTTTTTTTAGGACCTTGCCAACCAAGTCTTTAGTAGACCATCGGGTCATTACAATGATTATAATCCCGCCCGGTTGCAGACGTTGTCGCGGACCAGATGTGTACCATTCGTAAGCACTTTCCATGGCTGTGGGTGACATGGCATCTTGCTCTGAATGCGGATCGTCAATGATAAGTAAATCAGCGCCACGACCAGTTATCGCACCACCAACACCAGCTGCGAAGAATTCACCCTCTTGGTTACTGGTCCATCTACCAGCTGATTTGTTATCAGCTTGTAGCTTTAGATCCGGAAAAATTGTGCTGTATTCTTGGCTGTCGATTATGTTTCTGACTTTACGTCCAAATCGAACCGCAAGCTCTGCTGTGTGTGTTGTTTGTATGATTTTAAGATTACCGCGCAAGCCCATCATCCAGCTCGGAAAGTAGGTACTCGCAAACTCAGACTTAGAGTGCCTAGGGGGTAAGCAGACAATAAGTCTTTTCAGTTTGCCTTGCGCGATACGGTTGAATTTTTCACCAATTATTTTGTGGTGACGACCCTCGATAAAGTCTGGCCACAAGTGTTTAAGGTAAGTTATAAAATCTTTTTGGCATGCCTCTTGTTTTTGCAGTTGCTCATAACGGCTAAGAAGCGCAACCGCCTCTGCTTGATCCTGTTGTGACAGGATATCAAAATCTTTAAGATACAGATCAGAGGTCATAAATTTACAGTCTTAATAAAATCAAATCCCATTTGTTTTTGATCGCCATGAAACGGCTCACAAGAATCTGAGCATCCGTTGCTGATGTGAAAATGGTGTATGTCTATAAATTTTTCAAACCCCTCATCGACCATGTCTCTAATGTCCTGCACGCTCTTGAACCCCCTGAAAAACTTGATGCTGTTGTGGTTTTTCAGAACGCCTTGTTTCTCTAAATGTTTTGCCATGGCCCCGGTTCTGCCGTATTTTTTTTCCATCTTTTCAGGAAAATCAAAAGCCTCTGGGTGTTCGACCATCACGGTCATGAGTTTTTTGTCAGACTTTTTCCAACACCAAACACAGTTACCAAAATGTTCAGGAATCTCTAAATCAAACTCTTGATCTTCCCACCAATCAAGAATGTCTTGTTTAGATACGTGCCATTTTACGAGAGGGTAAATTAAACCATAGTCATCAGCCGTAGCTGACATTCTGTCAAACTCATCTGCTCTGATGCCTATGGCCATTTTGTAATCATCGTCGCTGAGGCCTAGCTCTCTTAGATAGGATCTGATGGGGCGTTCTTTTAACTCTCTTGTACAGTGAGATGCTTTAGACCAAGGAATTCCATATTTTTTTATAACATCCTCAAAAGGCTTACCGTCTCTTGACGCCGTTTCAAAATTTACTACTTTCGCGGAGGTGCCTACGCCCCTTTCATGATTAACGCTTGCCTCGATCCAAACTGTCTCAAACCCAAAATGGTCGTCACAGTTTTTCACAAAATCGAGTGTTTTTTGATGTTCTTGTCCCGTGTTGGCAAAGATCACCACAACATCTTTCCAAGCGTCTTTCTCCTGTAATAATCTCCAAGTTAGATAAGCGGACGTTCTACCACCACTAAAGCTTATAACTAAAACTTTGTCCTTATCTCCCATCACACCTCATACCAATCCTTTTCCTGCCACATAAGCGCTTCTGCTTCTCTGCGCCTTTCCAGTCCCGGTAAAACGACTTTCTCGCCATTAACAGTGCCTTTGTTCCATCGGCGTATTTGTGCTGGTACTTCGTTGTATTTTCCTTCGTTCAGAACCCGCCTCAAAGTTGAGCTGGCAAGGGAACCACTGCCTAAGTTGTAAGTGAATGAAACCAAGCTGTCGAATTGGTGCTGCTCTAGCGGCACTTCAATCAAGCTGTTAACGTAACCTTCGTACTCTTGAAGCTCATGATCTAAACGAGCTTCTGCTTCCTCCACAGTCATTGTGGTGTGTTCGTCAACGTCTTTGATAAAACCGTAGCCACAAGTCCAGATCCCCACTGCGTCTTTGTAAGCGTGGCAAACGCCATCCTTTTGCGGACAGCCTTCAAACTTTTTGATGAGGGCCTTACCCTCTTCACTAATTACTCTCATATCATTCATATTATTCTCCCCATGTGCCGTCGTCTTTGACTCTGGCAAGTTTTTTACCGCCGTAATACTCAACGGCATGTCCTTCGTTAATAAGTGTTTTGCAAATGTCAGAACCGTTTTGATCATACGGTATGCCAAGGATCCTGCCGTACTTGCCTTTGCCAAGTGACTTGATCTTGAATCGTCCAACGCATAACTCCTTTAGTCTTTCTTTTGCCTTTAGGCCTAGGGCCTTTTCTGCAAGATTTCTTGTTCTAGATTCTGGCGTGTCAATTCCGTGAAGACGAACACGCTGTTTGGTCAAATTTACATCGAATCCAAGCCGGAGCGTTATATCGATCGTGTCACCGTCGATCACCCTTTCAAGCTCGGCCTCATAAACGTATGCTTCTGGGGCGTCACTCATCTGGCTTCTCCTCTGTTTCTAACTCTTTATCTTGCTCCCTATAATACTCTATTATCGCCAGCACATTAGTAACGTATCGTTTAAGCTCTGCCATGTTCATGCTAAGGCTTTCATAGCCTTGCGTCGATAACGCATAGTAAGGTTCAGCTGGCGCCTTACCTTCTTCTACAAGCTGTAGATATTCTTCCATCACTTCTGGCGTTAGCACGCGCCATTTTATGTCTTGTAAGTTTACTTCCAAAGGCATCGGAGGGTGATACATGGGCGCAGGCAAAGTAATCGTTTTGACTTCTACAGGCGCTGTTCTTGGCTGGAACAAAGAGCAGCCACTAACAAATAAAACTAAACTAATTACTAGCAGGTTCCTCATCTTTACTCTCAAACATGTTCGGATCTGTCAGCTCCGCAAACTCCGTTTTTACTTTTGCTGTGCCTTTGTTAATTATATTTTCTATCAATCCCGGCTTTGCCATGGCTAGATTATTCAAGCTATGGCGCTGAAAAGTGTTTCTTAATTGATTGACTTCCCGCATGGCTTCTTGATTCTGCGCGTTTAGCTGCTTGATTTGTTCAGTAGTTTCTTTTTGCTTCGCCAAATAGTTATCTATGCTGGCGTTTTGCTCCTCAATTTTATCTTGGAGAATGACCGCATTTGCTTTTAGTGTGGCAATCTCTTTCGCCTGCATCTGTACGAAAAACCACAAACCGGCTGTTACTATTAAGAGTAATCCGGTAGAGACTGCTGCAATTTTGAATCCCATGTATATACCTTTAGTGCCTCGCTTTTACCTTTTACATTTATAGGTTCAAGAGATTTTAACAAATATTTGCACTTTTGTGCAGTATTGTATCCAATTAAAATATCTACGCCTGCTTCCTTCGTTGCGCTCTCCAATCTGGCGGCTACGTTTACGGCATCACCGATGGCTGTATAATCGAATCTTGTGTTTGATCCCATGTTGCCTACCACCGCATCACCGCTGTTTACGCCCACACCGATTGCTACGTCTACCGGGAGCTTTTCATTTAGTTTTTTGACTCTTTCCTGTATGCGTATAGCAGCTGCCACAGCTCTATTTTCTTGCTCTGGAAGATCCAAGGGCGCCGAAAAAATGGCCATACACGCATCGCCTATGAATTTGTCAATGCAACCACCCGCACGCTGTATTTCTTCTACTTGGACCGTTAAAGTAGCATTCATCACCTCAGTAACCTCTTGTGGTGACAATTTTTCACTTAACGATGTAAAACCACGTAAATCAGTAAACAAAAACGTGCAATATCTCGTTTCACCGCCTAATTTCAACAAATCTGGGTCTTTTTGTAGCTGTTTAACCTGTCTAGGGTCCAAATAATGCTCAAATTGCCTCTTAATTTGCTGTCTTAGGCGGTATTGGGTGCGAAAATTCAAATAAAACGCCCCTGAAGCCGCAAAAAATTGCGAAATCAAGCTCCAAGTTACATCTAAAAGCACCCCAGACTGTATGAGATGAACACCAGAGTACGCCGTGACGCCGAATATGGCCAAAAAAGACGTTACACCCCACGTAACACCAAGCTGTGTCACTAATAACCATACAAGCGCCACAGAAAACGCGAAAATGCCTAGTTCCGCCGCATAAGACCAGTCAGGTATCCGGGGGCTGTCTTGTATTAAGATCGATTCAGCCAGTGCTGCTTGTATTTTGTGTGGTTCAAGCAAGCCAACCGGGGTAGCTAGTTGCGGCATGATGCCCATGGCATCTGTGCCGATAAATACAAATCGCTCTTTCACATTCATTTCTGATAAATCAGTTTGATCGGTTTTGACCCAGCTGATCCACTTGCGCCCAAGAGAGTCTGTAGGCACAGGCGGCAGACCTTGCACTACAACCTCCTGTATGCCGTTCTGATTAGTTTTTATAATGTAGGTGTCCGAACCTACTAGTGCTTTCAAAACCTCGGTGCCGAAGGCTGACACCCATCCATCAGGTGTTTTCATTAATAAAGGCATGCGCCTTACTAGCTGATCAACATCTACCGGGGCAGAAGCAATACCTTGTGAGGCAGCATTTTTAAGGATCTCTATGTTTTGTACAACGCCAGACGCAGGATAACCGCCAACAGGTTCGCCCATAATAACAGTGCCTACAGTGGCTGGATAACCGCTACCGGGATTTTCGTACATGGCAAGAATACTGTTACGATCTTGCAAAGATTCTGCAAATTTTTTGTCACCACCCATACGGTCCGGTTGTGGGAACGCAACAGTCCAACCAACACCAAAAGCGCCACGGGCCATCAATTCGTTTTGTATTTCTGCGAGTCTAGCTCTGGGTAACGGCCAGCCACCCTCTCGCTCTATATCTTCTTCGGTGATATTGAGAACGGTAAAGTAATTAGATTGTGGTTTTTCAAGAACCAATGCATCAAATGTTTTGAGTTTGATAATTTCTAGAAAAGACCACTGCATTATAAACGGCAGTGATAATACAAACACCACACCTATAGTTTTGAGTGATGTCTTCATCCTTGTTTAATTTTTATCACAGAGCTGCCCCCTCCATTAATCGTTATTGTTTTACTAACGCCGTCTTGTATAAATATTACTGTATAAGCTCCAGATCCATCTATATCTACTCTTACGTTTTCACTAACATTACGACGCAAACTTACTTGCTGTCCTTGTATTATTGTTGTGATTTGTGTCGAAGGATCCTGACCGATAGAGGTGCCGGTGATAGCTATGCTAGTTTCTATTTGGTCAATTTCGTCGTCACTTAAAGCGTCTAAGTCTTCAACAATATCTAGTAAGTCTTCGAGAAAGTTAACATCTAAAAAGTTGATATCAAGCTCTTCAAAAGTAAGCTCTGCTTCAGCATCAAGATAGTCCACGTCTAGGTCGTCAAACTCTAACGCATCAAAGTCTAAGACGTTATTTGCCTGTGATACTCTTTCTTCAGCCAGAACGTCTTGCTCTTTAGGTGGTGAAACAATCAACATGTTGTCAATCAGATCTAAAGTAATATCAAGTTGGACCGGGCGAGTCGGTACGCTTTCATAAACTGATGCCGTTGTTGCTTGATACGGTTTGTTTAAAATTACAGTACCAGCTCCGGTAGCCACCATGATTTCTCCAGAGGCGTCACCATTAGCATCGGGCAATAAAATAATTAAACTGCGCCCAAGCTCATCTACCGTGCAAGTAAAATCTGTGCCTCTGATTGCAATCTGGGCTGTTGGGGTAGTAATGTTGATTCGCTCTTTATTTATAAGACCCATCTTTGAAGTGACAAACCGCGCAGTGCCAGAAGCAAAGCGCAGGCTAAGTTTTGATTTGTCTGGGTCAGGATTGAAAACGTATTCTGTTATAACCAGCTTACTGTGTTCTGTAAGCCTAACGACTGAGTCATCCACAAACGTAATACCGACTCTACCGGCTGCGGTGCGGACATCATCCATTTGCTGTACCGGGAAGGCCATAGTCACGCCATAAGCGTCATCACGTATGATTTGTGCGTTGCCTTTTAGTTCTGATATTTTTCCAATATCAACAGGAGGTGCTTGTGCCGCCATCGTTTTGGATGATGCACAAAGTACCGCCAGAAGTATTAGAAATAATTTTGAGCCAGTCATTGTTTAAAGTAGACTGTTGTTTGATGGTCCAGTTTCGGTTATTACCAGTCTGGTCTAGATAGAAGTAGCCTCCTGCGGCCCCGTCTCCGTCATAAGTTAAATTATTGTTATCGCCGTCGATATCAAGATATGAAGTAGCCCCGTCAATGTCTATACCATACGTGATCTCGTTGTCATCTCCCTGTATGATCCAGTCAAGATCTAAACCAGACGCTAAAGCAGCAGTGCCATGATTTAAGGTAAAGGTATTGGTGTTGCCGGTAACATCAACATTGTAGTTAGAGTTGTTGATGCCGAAAGTGTTGGTTGGATCGCCTTGGATGGTGAAACTATTCGTATCGCCGTCAAATTCAAAAAAACCGGTAATTGAGTTTCCGTAGATATCGCCCAAAAATTTGTTCGTATCACCAATCTGATTTATATCTAAAGTGAGACCGGTGCCATCTAAATCAAAAGCTGTGAGGGATCCTGCGGTAGAATTAAGACCGCCGATTATGTTTGACGATCCGAGTTGTTCAATATCAATGTTGGCGTTGTCGCCACTTTGGTCCACGTACACTTCGTTATCAGCCGCCCATGCCGATACCGTCGCAAGTAAAAAAATTGCTGTGTAGTGTCTCATCTCCTAACCGTCCAATAACCATATTGTATTCCTTCTTCTATGGTTTGTAAAACAGCCGATTCGATTGCTGCTTGTAAAGCTATATTTACAGACTCGTTTCTAACGACCCCGCCTTCTACTTCTACTAATTCTGTATCTTGCGCTACAAAACGGAATATGTCGTTGTCGAGTGATGCACTGAGTATTGTTTTGGTAACCAGAACCTCAATTAAAACCTTACCGCTTGTGACAGAGACAGTGCGTAGTGATACGGTGACGGTGTCTCTTCTGTATGCCTTGCTTGTTCCGATTCCAAGGTATCTAGCCCCCAGACCGCCGCTGGTTGTGTTAGATTCATACCCTATGACTCCCCCTTCCATGATCAGCCCTGCATAAACAAGTGGTGGCAGTTTTTGACTATCATCAAAACTTTCGCGGGTGGATCTAATCAGCTGACGCTCTTTTGTAACATGGTCTAAACCAACACGCTCGACAACATGGAAAAATCCTTCGTTGTTTTTGCCAGCGTGTTTAAGGGCGCGTATTAGGTAGGCGTGAGGCGCCTGTGTTATTGCGGAGCTGAATGTTGCAAATTGACTATTACTTCTGCGCGCTCCTGTTTGATCCGCAAAAGAATTTGTATATACTGCGACCACCGGCATTCTTACAGGTGGATCGACGTTGAGCAGATCCTCTGTTACTAAACTTCGTATCTCTGCCTGTTCAATTTTTTGAACAGGAGGTATGGTGTTTTCAATTGGATCTTGTATTAAAGTAGTGCAAGCAGATAAAAAGTAGCTAAAAGGTAAAGCTACCGATAGGAACCGTAATCTCCGTGGTGTTACCCTCAGAGTCGGTGATCTTGAGTGTGATAAGTCCAAGTGTTTCATCTACTACATATTCTATTTTGTTTCCTAGCAGTTCTATAACTCCGCTTGTACTCGGATTTTCGCCGAATAAAGCATCTACCAATTGCCGCGAGAGCTGGGCATACACCCTCGATTCCAAATTCCGTATGAAACGAGCAAGCGTACTGTTCTCTTCATCTCGCGCTAACTTTTCATTATACGCTTTTATTTCAGCTTTGATCGCTTCTCGACGATTAAACTCTTGATTTTCTATCGTAAGATAGTGTGCTGATGTTCCGACGCCAGAAAAGCTCGGAGATTTGAATTTATGCACCATCTCATCTGCTGATGCAAAGGAAGAAAATAGTACAGCAAAAACGATAAAACCCATGCCCAACACGGCAAACCATGTTTTAAATGTTTCTTCGCGTGCCTCTTGTTGTTTTTGTTTTAGGCTCGGCCTGCCTCTTTTTCTTTTCTTCATTATGTTTTTGTACAGCATCCGCTTCCCTAAGCTCAATCACTGTATTTACTTTCTCTTGCAATCTTATCATATCTTGATCCAAAAGTCTGAGCTGGTCCGTTAAGCGTATGATAGTGGCCTTCATGTCCTGCACTGCCGGGTCTATCACGTTGGTGATTGTTTGCCAAACAAAGTAAACAAAATACCCCAGACCTATGACCATGACTATTGGAAAGCCAAAGTCTGAGACCAATTGGACAACATCCATTAGTCTCGCCTAGCGTCTATCTTTCCATCTTCTACAAAGTTTTCTGCGCGTGCAATGCGCTGTAAGTCTGGTGGGATATTTAACGCGCTGGATACGCTAGTGTCGATGCGTATCATGTCATTGTTCATAATTGATGCCCTTGTTATAAGCATCTTTGATATGCCTTGAATTGTTTTGATTTCGTCAACCAAACCATTCATAAGCTGCCGCATGATAAGAAAAATGAAGTAGCCCATAATCAGACCGCTTGCTATCGGCAAGCCTAGATCTGCTATAAGGCTAATTGGGTCTTGCATGATCCCGGTCTTTTTTGAGGCATACCTTGCCCTCTGTGTCTTCGTACAAAACGAATCTATCGCCTTGCTCAAAATCGTGTTCTGATAGTTTAGACATAGTCATTTTATCTACGTCATCAGAAAACTGTATCCCATACGGGCTTATAGCTAACTTGTAACCAACATATGTAGTAATCATTTATTCTTCGCCTTTGAAGCCTTTAGAGCTGTTTGATGTTCCTGCATATAGACCAAACCATGCTGCGCCGGCGCCCACAATAATTGAAATGAGACCAGATTGTTCTAATGATGGATCCGGCAAACTCATGAACCACATGGTGGAGTAATACAAAAGAAATATGTAAACGGTAAGAAACAGCCTTGGAAAGATCCTCCAAGCATCAACGGCTCTGGCTAAGTGTATCCACTTTTGATATGGATTGACGCCACGCTCTACCGTGGTGGTGCCGACTTCAAGCTCAAGCTCAATCTTTTTTTTGGTTACTTCTTCACTCATAGCAACACTGCCACTCCAATAACCGTTGCTACAATAAATGGGTATACGCCCCAAAGTAACATTTCTAATCTTTTAAATTTATCACTGCCGTCGTCTAGCCGGCGTTGAATATATTCGTAACGGACAGCGCACTCTCTTTGATGTGCCTTGATTTCAGCCAAAGCTTCCACGCCTTCATCCATGTTACTGTTTGGCCTTACCTATATTTAAAGCGGCAATTTCAAGGATTTTGTACAGACGCGCTATCAGGGCATCATCTTTTGGCGTTGGCGTAAGACTACAGATAATACTAGCAGCGCAAACGATTCCGGTAACTACGCTAAATATGTCTGTGATAATTTCCATATTATTTGCTCTTTTTCTTTTTGACTCTTACTGTTTTGTAAGCTTCATCCACGTCTGGAGTAGACTTGTCGTCGCCGATGTACTGACCCTTATCGTTTCTCGCTCTTACCGTTTTGCGTTCTGTCCCGGTTAGAGCGTCAACAAGTTTTGACCACCAGCTCATGATTCTCCCGCTGTTTTTTGTGTTTCTTTATCTAAAACATGAGTAGCTGTATCTTTTACAGACTGCAACAATTCTCTTTCGTAGTACCTGAGACTTGGTAAAAGATCGTTTAGCTCAAATTCAAGTTTGTTGATTTTTGCACGCAAAGATTGTATGTGAGATTTTGCGTGATTTTGTTCGGGCGTAAGATCAGATTCTTTAATCGTTTGATCACCAATTAGGACCGTAGGATCCTGATTTTTATTTTCCATATTTAACTCCAGGGCAAAGCATTACTATTAGCAGCTTTGTCATCTATTTGTTGTTGCACCTTTGCGGTTCTTTCAGTTTCGATTCGAGTCTTCCATTGTGTAGCCGTTTCGCCTACAGCTTTGTTTGCATCTCGTATCCAGCTCAAAACATTTGCTTCGGTTACTTGGTCTAAAGCAATAAAACCAGAATCAGATGCGTCGTAAACAAAAGTATTTCTGCCACCTTCGCTTGCCGTTTCCCCGCCCGTGTCTGTACTTGCATCATAAGCCACATCACTTTGAGCTACACAAGACCATCTTGCCTCTATGATACCGCCATCTTCTTTAACACTTTTAACGCTTGTGACTTTCCATGTTGTATTGATTGCCATTTTATTTCTCCAGTTGTGCTACGCGACTGCGTAATGTTTGTATCTCTTTAACAAGCATCGGTACTAGCTTGCTGTAGTCAACACTTTGCATTTTTTCTGGATCGTCAGGAACAGATACAGCTTCCGGTGTAACAGTATTTAACTCTTGAGCCACCATACCATAGCGTTGATGTTCACCGTCTGTTTTCCAATCAAACTGACGTACTTGAATGGCATCTATCAATTCACCAGCGTCTTCAGCATCGGAGATGTTTTCTTTAAGCCTTTCATCAGAAGAAGTGTTGTAACTAGTAGCAGACCCAGAAACACGAATAGTACCCACATTACCTGTGCCGTTAATATTGAACTCCATGATGTTGCCGCCATCAGTTCCACAGAACACCATCCTTCCG